TACCTAAACAAACATTTGCAACATTTACGAAAGCCTGCTAATAAAAAGTCAAGTGTTTTTTTGAAGAAAATTTCAAAAATCCGATTTGATATTTTGTGCATAACTTTTAAGCCGCCAGAAATGCCGGCTTTGAAAGTGGTGATATAGAAAAGGGTGTTATTCTGTCTGTTCTAAGTTCCGCAGACATTCTTTGACTTTACCATAGTAAATGCGTAAGAACTTATTCGCTCCGGCTGTCATGTAGACATAGTAAGGCTTTCCCTGAGACCGTTTTTTATCAAGAAAACGGTACACCGGATCGGCTTCAGGAGCATTTTGCAACAAGGTTGTCATGATCTGAAACAATGTTTTGCGCAGCCTTGCGGATCCGACCTTTGAAGCCCTGTTGCTCTTTGACTTGTGCTGGCCGGATTCATCAACACCGGGGTCTACGCCCGCAAAGGCGGTCAGTGCTTCCCTGTGGGTAAACCGGGATACATCGCCGATCTCAGCGATGAGCTGGGGACCATAGGTTTTCCCAACGCCATAGATGCCCATTACGGTGCTGTATTCTGGAAGTGTGGATGCCAGTTCGTTCATTTCCCTGCGGAGTCGTTCTACATGTTCGGAGGCAAGATTTAACTGCTGGATGCTTTGCTGGATCAACAGCTTATAAGTCTTCTCCTTTGGAAAGACGGCAACCAACTCCTTCGAGGCATTAAACAGTTTTTCTGGCTTGTCCTGCTGAAAGATATAGTGGTGCTTCTTACAGAAAGACATGTAGCGTTCTGTAAATGCCTTTAACCCAATCTTGCGGACACAATCCGCATGCCAGAAAGAATAAGCATAGTCAACCCATTTTTCACTCCCGTCCTCACGGGTGGGGCTGTCAAAGAGTTTGTTTACACCAGGATAAGTATTATCCAACAGTGCAATCAGATTTGCTTTTGCGGCAACCTTTTGTTTCATAAAGAAGCTGAATTGAGAGTTTAAAGTTTTTAACTGAGTACGTGTATTGTCCATACCTGAATATTGGCGCAGTTCCGTCCAGTTGTCAAGCGTATAGCGGGCAATTTTGCGGGCATCCGCCGGATCCGATTTCACCTTGCGCAGGGAGTTGTTGCCAAAGTTTTTAATCAGGTGAGGATTTACAATGGAAATAAACAATCCAGCCTCGGATAGAGCCTTTATCATAGGCTCATGATATCTACCCGTACACTCCATAACGATCTTTGTGGTGCCGTCTAATGAACTCAAATAATCTGCCAGTTCATTGAGGTTTTGGGATGTGTGGGAGACATCAAAGGGCTTGCGGATCACAGTGCCGCCAGGCTGCAGGACTGCAACGGTGCTTTTACCCTTTGAAACATCAATACCTACTGCGTTGTACATTCTACGTACCTCCAAAAGTGAATTTGCATGGATTCCAGCATTTCTCATTGCCTATTCAATCTCCTGGGGTATCAAACGAACGTGAAGTAGTAGTTCAACCTGCATAAATCGAACGGCTGCAATGACAGGCTGGCTGACAGGCTTTCGTACGGACGCTAATGGTCCTAGGAGGTGTCGTCAGACCGATGCCTAATCATTATACAGCTTAAACAATGAGAGGATTAAGTCCCAACTGGCTGTTGGGTACTGAAACCCTACACTTATATATTAGGAGGGTGATAAACTATTATGTGTCTTGGATTCTTCGGAGTGGCACCTCTGGAGAATCCTTTTTTATTGGTTACTATAATTTCTTAACATTTTCTACCTGGGATATTGCCCAGAATGATGCAATCCCAAAGAAGACATTTAACCAGATCGGGAGATCTATATACTTTCCTGCAAGGATGCAGAGGATTATGATTATGTACTGTTTCATAATGCTGCCTTTCCTTTCCATATATGTCCTGTTGTTTCCCATATCTTTCTTGGGAAAATAATAAAGGTTGCTCTTGCGTTGCTTTTTCCGGTAATAACCTTACCGTTGTTTACTGCAATTCCTATTGGAAGCCAGCCATACTGGATTCCTGCTCTTATTGAACCTTCTGGTACACCGATCAGCTTACTGGCATCTTCCACGGTAATGGGTTCACTGGAAAACTCTGGTACTGCTGTATCTGCAAGGATACGGGCTACCTCTGCTGCAAAAGTGTGAACCTTTGCAGTGTCTTCTACATATTGTTCTGCATTCATGTTGTTTTTCACCTCTTTCTGAATATTCAACTATTGACTTTTTCTCGAATTTTGTCGAATTGTTTTGCTTGACTACATATCTTCTTACTCCTACTCTATAGTTACAGGGCGCTATCACACCCAAGTACAGAAGAAGGGAGGAGAATTTTATGTCCGTAAAAATACCTTATGCATACAGCAATGGAACACTTTCTGTAGAAGTAGTCCTCAAAAATGCTGCTGATGTATTTTTAGTAGATACGGTAAATTTCCATAAATATCAAAGGGGCGAACGCTTTAAATATTATGGTGGTCATTACACGCAAACCCCTGTTCGTATTGCCGTATCCGGTATTGGTAATTGGTATTTAATTGTCAGAGGCAGTGAATACCGATATCGCTTTTACTGATTTGTTTTCCACGAGGCTCTGCGAAACACGGAGCCTCATTCTCTGCTTAACTTTATATAACAAGGCAATTACAGTTGAACCAATAACGTTGGATATTTTATGAATAAGACCAGTCCAAGGATATCCAATCATTGACTTTTCTTTATGTTTCTCCTATTCTTGTATTACAGGTACTGGCATACCTGAATAATTCAAAGGAGTTTTTCATGTTTAAAATATTTTTTATACTTTTTGTTCTCGTATACTTATGTTCAATCATTTCCAACTTCTTCAAAATTCTGCAGCTTGATAAATGTCTTGACGCCTTAACCTCGTTTTTGAACTCAGGAAGATATTCTGCCTATGGCAAAATAATTAAAAATGAAAATTTTGACAAATGTCTATCTGAATTACTTTTTCGTTATCCTTTGATTTGCAAATTTACCAGCTTCTATAGTGACACCCTTTCATATGGCGAAGATATATCAAAAACTTATACGTCTGCAATTAAGATATATAATGATCTTCGTATGAAACGAAATTTTCTGGTAAATGATTTATGTACTTCTTTCAATCCCTTAAGTGCCATCAAAAAGATAATCACTTTTCCGAGTTTACTATTGGAATACTTTGGTTTTCAGCCTAGTGTTCATATCTCCAGATTAATAAATTTATTAGGCTGGATACTGACATATTTGCTCGGTTTATATCAAGATGAAATCAAAACTTTCATCAATTCCCTTCTAAAACACTTTTGATACATAAGTACAGCAACATGAACGTTTGTGAAAGTTCAAAGTTGCCATCTAGCTTCCCTGTTGTTTTAAATAAGATACACAGGGCAGCTGGAATTACTATTGAAAGTACATGTTTTTTCGTTCGTCTCACCTCTTTTTGGATATTCAAATTATTTTTGTCCTTTTTCGTGACATTAAGGAGTAAAAAAAATTTCCTGCACGGATTTTCCATAATAATTTGCTATTGCAATTTTAATAGAATCTCTAGGAATTCTTCGTTCTGTTTCATACATTCCAAGCGTAGATGTAGCGATTCCAATATCTTTTGCTGCTTCTTCTTGGCTTTTTTCTCCTCTTAATTCTATTAATCTTTTTCCATATGGAATCATTTTTTCTCACTCCTTTCTGTCACGTTTTGTGACTAACTGTAATATATCACCAACCGTGTCTTCTGTCAATCACTTTTCGTGACATTTTTATATTTACTTTTATCACGTTTTGTGATAATATCAATTTATCAACTACAAGGAGGTACATCATGGGGAACTTTCAAAATATCTTCCGAAAGTTACGTACTTCATCCAATTTAACTCAGAATGCAATTGCTGAAAAACTGGGCATTTCTCGTAGCACAATAGGAATGTACGAAACAGGTGCTAGAGAACCTGATTTTGAAACGCTTGAAAAAATTGCAGATTATTTTAATGTAGATACTGATTTTCTATTGGGACGTACAAACCAAACTACAATACTCCCGGAAACTATAGGAAAGTATTCAAAAACACGCGAACTTGACATTATATACGAACAATTATCTGTCCATAATCAAAATAAAGTATTAACTTATTCAAAAAACCTTCTCTCCACCCAGCAAATGGAAGAAGATCTTCTTGCAGCTCATCCCCGGACAAATGTTGAAGCTACTCCTGAAGGACACAAGCAGGATATAGATATTATGAATGATGATAGTAAATGGGAATAGAAGGGATGTGAAAAAATGTCTGATGATAAATATTTTCTAACTTACAATCAGCAAATGAGGAAATTGCGAAATGATAAGAAAATTATTTGTTCCGGTTCTAATCATAAACGTATTCTTATCAGAGCTGGATATTTTAATATCATAAACGGTTACAAAAGTCCTTTTGTTTGTGGCACGGATAATGATGGAAACCATATTTACATTTCTAATACATCCGTTGATCAAATGTATTATGTAAAACAGTTTGATGATGAATTGCGTTCTTTTCTTCTTCGATACATAACTCAAGTTGAAGAAGAGGTTCGCACACTTACCGGATATCGATTCGACAAATGTAATGATGACGGAAAAATAGCTTGGTATGATACCAATGCTTACAACTCCAAACATTCCTTGCAAAACAAAATGAATACAATTTCATCAGCTTATAGTGAATTAAGCAAGAGTCATTTAGATTATGTTAAATTCTATATGGAGAATCATAAGCAAATCCCTACATGGATTATGCTGAAAGTTGTAAATTTTTCAACTTTTATCTCCGTCCTTCAATATAGTAAAACCGATGTCACTCATTCCATTTGTCAATTATATGGTATGTTAGACATCAATAATCTACCAAATGTAAAATTATTAATTGGCAGTTTGCATTGGATGAGAAAAGTCCGAAATTCTTGTGCTCACAATGAACGTATCTACTGTCTTTGTAGAGATCGTGACAAATTTCATAAAAACTCTGGTCGTATTAATGAACAGTATATTTGTAACTTGCGTCCAGCATATAAAAGAGATACTTGCCAAAGAATATTTGATCTTATTGTATATTTTAAATATTATTTACCTAATTCTGAATACAAAACGTTTATTTCTAAGCTTTACAATATGCTGTCTGAACTTCAACAGCATATCCAGCCAAATGCTTTCGAGTATGTACGTGGTAAAATGGGTATACGAAATCTAAATGATCTTTATGTGTTAAAAGATATGCCTAAAGATGATATCGATTATAACAAATTTGATAAATAAAAATTTAGAATATTTTCTATATTTTGCTTGAAATATTTTTCGTAGCATGGTAGTATACTTGTACAGAGATAACCGTATTGATTACGGTTGAAAAGCACTCATGCTATTATGCATGGGTGCTTTTTACTTTATCAAATAATCTTTATGACATTACTTTTTTATTTTGAATTACTAAAGGGGTGATCCCAATTGAACTACGAACAATTACTGACTGCTGCCGATCAGGAAGGATTGCTTGTAAAAGAGCAGCCTCTTACCGAGCACGACGGCCTGATCCGTGGCAGGCGTGTTGCTATTAGACAAAAAATTGCTACTCAAAAAGAAAAATCATGTGTCCTGGCGGAAGAACTTGGACACTACTATACTTCTTCTGGAGATATTCTGGATCAGTCCAAGGTTGAAAATCGCAAGCAAGAATACCGTGCACGGCTTTATGGGTATAATTTAAAGATTGGGCTTACTGGTCTGATCAGAGCTTATGAATCCGGATGCAGAAATATTTATGAAATGGCTGAATATCTGGACGCTACGGAAGAATATTTAATGGAAGCTATTGATTGTTATAAATCAAAATATGGACTATGTGCTTCGGTTGATAATTACATAATTTATTTTGAGCCATTTGCAGTAATAAAAATGATTGCTGCTGAATAATTAAAGCCTATATCGTTATAAAAAATTCCTTCTTTGTGCTTGTATATTACATTTTATAGTAGTAGAATATTTTATTATTCAAGTCTTTTTTTGTATATACTAATGAATTAATTCGCTTTGGCGTTTTAATAAAATACACTTTTTAAGGAGGATGAGCTTATGTCTCAAAAAACAAAAAAATGCAAGTACTGCAAAACTGAAATTCCGGCTGATGCTAAGGTGTGTCCACAGTGTCGGAAGAAATTAAAAGGAGGTAAGCTTAAATGGGTCGTTATAATAATTCTCGTTTTTGCTATTATTGGTGCCGTATCTGGTGGAAATGATTCAAAGTCAGGAAACTCGACGACTGCATCTTCTACTTCTGAAAAGAAAGAAGATGTTACTCCTACGCCTATTGAATACACTGCTGTAGCTGTTAATGATATGATGAGCGATCTCGACAACAACGCTATGGGTGCATCTGATAAATATAAAGGAAAATATCTTGAAATAACCGGAAAGCTTACAAATATAGATGCTTCTGGAAAATATATCAATCTTATGGCAGACGGTGATTTTGAAATTATTGGTGTTCAGTGCTATATAAAAAACGATGATCAGAAATCTAAAGTATCCTCAATGTCAAAAGGTGATACTGTTACTTTAAAAGGAAAATGTACAGATGTCGGTGAAGTCCTTGGATATTCATTTGATATTGAAGAAATAGAATAAAATAATAAAACCGGCCCCTGCGCCAACAGGAACCGGCCAATATCTCCGAAGAGATACCACGTTTGCAAAGATATTGTATCATCTTCGGAGCAGTTACACAAGCCGAACGTTTGTGTGGCTGTTATTTTTATACCCAATTTTAGAAAGAAGGGATAATATGCCGAAGAAAAAAAGAAAGAAATACCCTAAACTCCCCGCCGGTTTTGGAAGTATCCGGTATCTGGGAGCCAACCGCAGGAACTGCTATGCAGTCCACCCTCCTGCTTCTGTGAATAGTCTTGGAAAAACGGTTCGTCCTGCTGCCATTTGCTATGTAGATGACTGGATCAAAGGCTTTACTGTTTTGACTGCTTATAAGGCGGGCACATATCATCCAGGAATGGAACGGGAACTGCCCGTTTCCCCTACAGCAGACGCAGATGCGCTTATAGGGCGAATTATCGCTGACTACAGTATGATTAGGGGTGTGGAGGACAAACACCCGGAAATAAAGAAATTGACGTTTTCAGAGGTATATCAGCAATTTCTTAAATGGAAGTTCGAGAGCGGTGCTGAATTTTCCAAAAGTACAAAAGAAGCATACAATACTGCCTACAGCAACTGTACTGTATTATATGATCGTGTCTTTGAAGATTTAAAAGCTCCTGATCTGCAGTCAGTTCTTGACAACTGTACTCTTAAAAAGGCCAGTCTTCGAAATATCCTTGTATTATTTAAACAAATGTACAAGTATACCATTTTCGCAGAAATCGTGTCTGAAAATAAAGCACTCTATGTCAAAGTCAATGCTCCTGATGATGAGGAACATGGAACACCTTTTACAGAAGAAAATTTGAAAGCGCTCTGGAAGCATTCTTCTGATCCAGAAGTGCAAATGATTCTAATCATGTGTTATAGTGGATGGCGTATTAATGAGTTTAAAAGTCTGGAAGTAAATCTCAAAGAAAATTATTTTTATGGAGGTTTAAAAACAAAAGCCGGAAAAGGAAGATTCGTTCCTATTCATCCTGCCATTCGTAATTTTGTTATACATCGAATGAAAACCGATGGCAGTTTGCTCAAATTAAAAGCGTATCATTACAGAAACGGGCATTTTTATCCAACGCTTGAACGTTTAAATATGGTCGGTGACCCCAAGCATACTCCTCATGACTGCCGACACACCTTTTCCATGTTATGTGAAAAATATGGTGTACGGGAAAACGACAGAAAAAGATTACTGGGGCATTCTTTCCGTGATGATATTACAAATGGAGTATACGGGCATCGTTCTTTAGAAGATCTCAGAAATGAAATAGAAAAAATAGAGGTTCCGGAATTTGTGACTAATTGTGACTAACGGAACTTCAAAAACGCACTATTAGTCACAACGAAACAAAATATCTAAAGTCCTGAAACCCGCATAAAATAAGGAAATTCCCATGTTTTCAGGCATTGTTTGGATTTTGTTTTTTATATCAAAGATTTATGTAGGTTTTGTGAACACAAAAAAGAAATTTTTAAAAAGAAAGCTTGATTTTACAGGCTTTGCAGGGATTTCTTCTTAAGAGTTAAATTTGTCCGTTGTGACTAATGTGTGACTAATCAGAAAAATATAACAACAAAGATGATACAATATAAAAAATAAACAATCTCCCGAGAAAATCTTCCCGGGAGATATTTTTTTAAATTGCAATCAAATCTTTCCATGTGGCAGGTCCGCAGATTCCGTCCACTTCCAGAACTTCTTTTCTGGATTCCTGGTATGCTTTCAGGGCGTAGATGGTGTTTGCGTCGGCACTCCATGTGAGTTTCAATGTTTTGCCGTTTTTGCCTTTGAAGCCTCTGGCTCGCAGGATCTCCTGGAGTAATAATACGGATGTGTTTTTATCTCCTGCTTTTACTGTATTTGGTGTGAACTGATATGTGTTTTCAGAAACTTTTTTTACTGATTCTGCCTTGGCTCCGGATGTTACCGCAATTGCTACATGATGGTTATCATTCAGCAGAATATCTCCTGCTTTGAGGTAGTCACCGGAAGTCAGATATTTTTCATCTGTTAACACGGTTGCTCCTGCAGTTTTCAGTGCCTGCCGCATATTGTAAGTTGTAAGATAAATACTTACAGCTTTAAGTTTGGACAAATTCAGCCGGTAACCTGCCCCTTTGACGATAGCTGCAGTACTTGCGCTACAATCCGATTCGCACGCTACCGTAATCTGTGCCGGATCATAATTGCTGGCTTTTAAATGCCGCCAGAATGTATAGCGGTCATTAGTGTTTCCGGCAGTGCCCTGGTCATATCCGATCAAGTCATTTCGTGCTGCTTTCTCTGCCATGTCTGCGATCAGGGACGCAACTTTCTGGTCTTCAAATCTAAGAACGCACATCCACGGACGATTGTACCAGTTTATAATCTGATACTCAGTTCCTGTCTGGTCTCCTGCTTTTCCTCCTGCGTAACGGCCATTCTCGTCATGGCCACAATTCGAAAGCTTTACCATTGTTTCTTCCTCCTTTGAATAATCTTTATAAAATACGTTCCGGTCTACGGTTCCGGGGATTCCAGGTATCTTGGCTTTTGAGCTGTACTGCCAACCGACTCCGTACCCTGGTCGGAGCCTTTCTTGTAATGTACCATTATCTGCCGCTGGATATCGGGCAATCCAGAGGTCATATTTTTTCAGGTGTGAGCAGATCACATTCAGGTACCAGTCCACATTACAATAGATTCCGAACTGATATCCAGCTGCGGTAATAATTTTCTCGAATGCTTCTGCCAGTTTGTGAATGCTTTCCGATCCAAGTGTCCGCTGGTTGTTCCACTCCAGATCCAACCACACCGGATACTGCAGTTTTCTTCCTGCAAGTACTGAAACAACTTTCCTTGCTTCTGACTCAATTTCCGAAACTGTCATTGCATAAGAATATTTGTATACTCCCGTCGGAATATTATGTTTCTGGCACTCAGAGTAATTTTTCTCGAAACAACTATCTATCACGTTTCCTGCTTCCGTGATCCGGAGAATTACGAATCCCATTCCGTAATCTGCCACCGTATCCCAGTTAATCTGTCCCTGCCAGGCAGAGACGTCAATTCCTTTTATTTCCATTCATCATCCCTCCTATATAATAAGCAAGGGACGATTATTCGTCCCCTGAAGCTTTGTTATATTTTGTACGATCCCAGATATCTTTCACTCGCTCCCAGCCACCAGTTGCTACAAGGTATACAATAAATGCACCAACCACAGAAGCTACAATATAATACCAGACAATCGTTACTTTATAGTATGTACATAAGATGATCAGTGCCATCGGGCACAGGATTAGTGATGTAGCCAGTGCGACAATGTTTGTCGGAATCGAATTAAGTCTAGGCATCTCTTTAATCACCTGAACGATAATTGATACAAGAAAGGCAAGTACTCCGATCAGTGCCAGACCATAAGTTACATACTGCATTAATACTTTTACGTCCATAATTATTCTCCTTTTCTTTCCAGATCTTCTATTCTATGATTTGCGACCTTGATTTGTTCCTCATGTACACTCATTTTTTCTTCCAGAGCGTATGTTCTCTTGATGAGGTTATTGTGTTCATTCACTCTTTTGGTCAGCTCTTCCAGCTTGTACTCCACGAGAGTGCGTGTTTTTTCCTGCTGTGCACTATTGCTGATTACGCACACAACCAGTGTCACAGCTGCACTGATGCAGGCTGATATGATTGTTTCCATTTCTTTTCTTCTTTTCCTTTCTCCGGCAATTGCGCCGGCGCAATTAAACTCCTATCACATATCGGAGCACATAACGGCTGTTTGTCGTTTTCACGCCGCTGTTTGTCGTTGTGGCGTCCGTGACGTTCGAGCTGACACCCGTAATACTGGAATCTCTGATATATAAGCACTTAACTCCCATGTATCCCAATGTCTGGCTGGCCATCAAAAATATGTGCCTGTTCCCAGAATGCCTGTTTACCCATGACTTAGGGATAAAATGCGAAGAAAATTCATAATTCTGTGCCGTTCCGTCCGCTTGTGCGGAAAACACGACTACAATACCATTCGTTTGCTCACTGACAGCCTCACTCAAAGTGATCGTCTGATCTGCAGCCATTGCATTCGGTCCTGTCCAAAGAATCTTCTGATCATTGATGCCAAGCCTGCTTTTCAGGAAAGAAATGAAATTCGAAAAAGTGAGCTTTTTCAATTTCTTATCCGAATTTGTAAGAACAGAAACAAGATCCTCATCTGTGAGAGCCGTAACTTCTGCTAAATCTGTTATTGCTTCTATTTTTATAGAATCCGCCATATTATCATTTCACTCCTTTTTTTCTTCTAATAGCTTTTTAATCTCTGTAATCTCGTTTTCTAAAATATCGATTTTCTGTTTCTGGAATTTCAGCATGGCAAACATAGCAGGAATCATGATTCGCTCATTCCAGTTTTCAGCTTTACCATCTTCAAGATGATCTACTGCAAGTGGAAAATATTCTTCCACATCTTCTGCAACGAACATTGGAAACTCAATACCGTTTCTGGAGTCATTTTTCATAAGATATCCGTCTTTGTATTTCGCCCATACCGGTTGGATATTGTACCAGGGATCAATATCTTTTTCTGAGATGTCCTGTCCGATTTCTTTGTAGCGCTTAGATGATGAAGAACTTTGAAAAACTCCATTGTTGTATAATCTCAGGTAATTCCCTGACGTAAGGGTTGAGATATTATAGAGCTGAAAGTTATCTGTGCCATCCGAAAAATCATCACTCCCAGTACGAATAGTGAGCCCGCCATCAATAATAACTCCATTGCCATATGCGCGTATCGGAACACCATTTATGGTTATTCTGTCGTTTTTTGAATTCAGTACAATTTTTCCATTTGCTGACTTTAACGTGCCGTTTGCCTTATCGATTATCCATCCGCCGATATCCCCGGATGTAGCACTAAGTATTCCGGTGAATGTACCTTTTTCGAAATTGACGCCTGTATTGTCTATATAGCCAACCTGATTTCCAGATGCATCTAAAATTATTAACTTTCCATTGCCATTCCCGACTCCACCTAATGCAAGCGTTCCACCTTTCGCATAAGTGAAAGATATGTATATCTGATCTCCCTCTTTATAGATGCCCTTGATCATTCCCTTATTGGTTAAAAGATCGAAGATTTCTTCGTGGGTCAAAGCATCTACATCTACGACAACAGCAACGCTTTCCATATCCATTAGTGTAGTTGTTCCACCTGCTGCATAGAGCCTGCAACGGATGTTAGTAACATCGCGAGGAATACCGATCATGCTTGTACCGTCTGAGATTGCCTGCGAACTGCCGTCAACAGGAACGGAATACAAGTAGTGTTTTACTGTATTTTCATCTGCAGAACTGGTATACAACGTTGTCCAGGTATTGCCATCTTTCGTCTCTTCAATTACAAACCTTCCGTTGTAAGCGGTCCTTGTAGTGCTTGTACCATCACGATAATATGCTTTAAATTCGATAAAGTTAGGTGACATAGTGTTATCTGCTGAACGCTTCAAGACATTGCAGGACGGCTCGATAAAGTATGTTCTTCCGCTTTCTGCCTTTATTTTTGATATGCTGAAGCGCTTTGTGACGGACAGCGTGCTGAGATACGTTGCTTTTATATCCACCCATGCGCTGTCTTCTGTAATCCCCGTGACAGTGTACGTCGCTGTAGCTTCGTCCCAGTTTCCGGATACTGCGTCAGACTTCGTGATCGTAAAGGAACACTCTTTCGTGATATCCTGTGATCCGTACATAACGATAGCCTGTGTGCTGACATCAGGAAACGTTCCCGGCGGTATACTTCCGTCTGCGTTTGTGGTGATCGTTTGAAAGTCGTTCGTCAGCGTCATAGTCATATTTCGCGATAATGCAACATCATTTTCCAAAGAAGCCATCTTTTCATTTAATGACGACTTTCCGATCTGCACCGATTCGCCGCTCATTGTCACTCTTTTAGTGTCCATATCTGCCTGAAAGATAACATTGCCTTGAGGATCTTTTATTGTGATCGCACCCGTGTCGATCCAATCCGCATTGATGCCAATCGCGTTTAAAATCTTTGTGATCGTAGTGCCGTCTACCAGTGCTCCGACGTTCCAAGTTTTACCACCATCTGTGGACATCCCCCAGCCTTCTGCATTCAGCTTTATCACTACTTTTGATTCCTCCAGGGTTTTATGATCACAGAAGTACAGGATGTGGCTGCCATTTTCCAGTTCCTCAACGATAGGGTACAGCCCTTCTTTCTCATCCATGGCATTCTGAAGCGATTCCAGAGCCTTTACAAATTCTGTCCTCTGCTGTCGGATAGTCTTTCTCAGTTCTCTGTATACCTGTGTAGCTTTGCTGTAGCGTGTTGCAGACTGCTGTGCCGGGCTTTCTGCTCCGCATACCAGATCCTGCTGTGCTTTTGCTGTATAAGTAACTCCTGTAAGGATAGTTTTGTATGTGTTTCCTTTCCGGTCTGTCACTACAGCTATATCTCCAGCTTCTCTGGCAGGGTCTCCCTGGCATTTAATTGACAGTGGTCGAAATATAAGTCCATTAATTTTCGTACCAACGTATTCGGCTACAGAAGCGCCGTTCCCATCCTGGATCAGCTTATTCTCTTTTATTTCAAGCATATAGCCGGCTGTTCCATAATCATACATTGTTTCAGAATCTGATCCATCTTCTACAACATGAATTCCGGTTATAACTACATCGTCTGTTTCTACGGTTCCTGTATAATGTTCTATCTTTATTGCATTTTCTTCTACCTGTTCTGACTCGAGCAGATCTGTGTCATACCAGGAAGCCGTCAGCCGATCGTCCTCATTCATCTTAAAGAATAAACAGGCAATTTCGCCAACATACTGAAGTACCTGGCGAAAGGTCAAAGAGGAATCAGATGGTCTGCTTTGTACAACCAAATCGCTTTGTGAAAATGCTGCAAGGTCCGCAGACATTGCTACATCACATACGCTGCAGGCATCTCTTACTATCTCACCGAGCGTAGCTGGATATTTTAATGTGCTTTCGCTATATGGAGTGTCAAACTTTGTAATGCTGTCATATGCAGTAACGCTTATGGTATCCCCCGAAAAACTTCCAGGCTCTGCATAATACACGCCTTTTTTTAGCCATTCCGTTCTTCCGGAAATTTCAAGTCCCACTCTGGCCGTAATTTTTGCACCCGAAAATTTGTGTTTATTATATTCCGCATCAATATTGCTGATTTTTAAGTTCAGCTGCTTTGCTATCACGGAGCCAATATCAAAGCTGTTCTGATTCGATGTGTTTTCTGCGATTTTAAAGGTATATAGATCGATGTCCTTTGGCGTAAGAATTGTCTCATCTGTAAACTCTATGATAGCTTCGTGATGTAGAATCCTGTTGTTTAGGATTGCTGTTTTATATTCCGCTGATGTATCAATCATTTCTTATCACCTCTGTACAATGTCAACTGAGACATTTTTATAGTAATAGATCCCATCTGACAGTCTGCCAAGATGTTCTTTTGTGAGAGTTCCCCGGTAAGCTTCTATGGTGATGTCTATTCCATCATCGTGAAATGAAACCGGGAAGTATCCCGGAACAAGAGTATTTTTAATCAAAAGCATCTCTGTTTCTGTAAGATACTCCCATTTCCAGGATACTGTTTTCTTCTCTGCTACCGGATCTCCTACCATATATCCGGATAATGTTCTTCCAGTATCTGAAGTCCATATGATTTCGTCCGAGACGCTCATGGAAGTAGGCGCCGGTAAAATCGTATTTCCTGACCATATAATTTTTTCCATTATCCTACCTCCACTGCATTAAATCTACGGTCTGCAGCTGCCTGTGCTGCTCGTGCGGCTCTTCCAACCTGTTCAGAATCAATATAGAATCCCATGTCTGCCAACGCTGCAATAATTCTCATTACCGCATGGTTAATGATAGATTCCAGCTCATCTCTGCTTACTCCTGATCCTGCTGCCTGTACTGCTGCCATGGCCATTTCTTTCAGTTTGTTCTCCGGAGCTACAACCTCGCCCTGGTGACGGTTATCGCCGATCACTGCCAGCTGTGGTGTATTAGGCTTAACATAACCGCCCTGTGCCAGATATGGAATTGTTCCGACACTCGGTATATTAAATCCTTCAAAGCCCCACCATCTGCCACCAATACCTGGTATCCAGCTTGGTATTGTTATTCGGAATTGAATCGAATTAATCTTGTTGATCAGTCCATTGATAATTCCGATGATCGCATTAAAGCCTCCAATAATAGCATTCAGAGGTGCCGTCAGTATGCTTGAAAGACCTTTCCATACTCCGGCAAAAATTTCTTTAATTCCCTGCCATGCCTTTTTCCAGTTACCGGTAAATACTCCGGTAAGGAAATTTACAAGACCATTAAATATCTTCTTAACGCTGTCTACAATCTTGCTTACATTTCTAAAAAACGCATTTAAGGGTTCTCCAAATGCTCCGAAACTCTTTGTCCAGTCTTTCGAAAATACACCATTGAGCCATTTACTTAGTGTCGAGAATTTATCTTTGATCCAGGACACAAGTTGAGTGGCTTTTCCCTTGATTGTATCCCAGTTCTTGTAAAGCAGTATTCCTGCTGCGATCGCGGCAGCGATACCAATTACCAGCGGTCCGCCTAATGCTGTTGTCACTGCACTGATTCCAGTTTTTACGAGACTGAAAGCACCTGCAACGCTTTTTACTGAAGTAATGATATTGAACGCAGTTGTAATAAACCCTGCTGCCTGCTGTACAAAACCAGCAATCTTCCAGGCTGCAAAGAAGGAGCCGATAATAACAGCAATGTTCTGTATCGTTTCCGGATTGTTTGCGCACCAGTCTGAAAAAGTTTTCAGCGCCTCATTGATACCATCCCATACGGTCAGGAATATTCCTCCTGTCCACTGTGCAAGTGGCTGAAGAACCGAATCCCAGAACCACTGAAACAATGGTTTTAGCGCTGTAAGGACACTATCCACAGCGTCAATGGCTAATTGCAGAGTGTCCAGGTATCTTGGAACAACTTCATTTGCTGTCCAAGTGCCAAGTGGAACAAGGATATGCTCCCAGATCCACAGTAGACCGTCGCCTACATTAACAGTAAATTTTGCAAGAGAATCCCAGAGGTTAGCAAGTGCCTTATTGATCTTCCCAAAATTTACATTCATCAGCCCTTCATTCAGGGCATCGATAAATCTTGGAAGTCCATTTCCTAATGTCCATTTTCCGACTGGGGTAAGGAAATGATTGTAAAAATCCCGAAGGGCCTTCCAGCTAAAATTTCCCAGTCTGGCAAGGCCATTATCGTAGAGATTTTTTAGTGCTTTTGTTGTAGGCTCTATGGCCTTCTGCATATTCTGGAAGGCTTTTTGCCACTTTTTATCCAGTTTTGAAACTGCATCTTCGCCAGTTGCAAGAGAACCAAAGTCTACTGCACTGCCCAGGCTATTTCCTGTGCTGGGAGATGCATTCCCGGATCCAGTATCCCCGGACGATGTATCAGAAGAATCTGATAGCTTTTGAATCTTATCGAATCCCATCAGGGACCGCATCTGTTTTGCCGCTTTCTGTGCGGCATTTCCGGTTTTCTTTACAGCGGATGTTGTATCATTCGCCACATCTGTTGCATCCTGCAGTCCTGCGCTGGCATCTGTCGCCGCTGTACCTGCTGCCGCGATCTGTGCACTTCCTCCGCCGGATGAATCTGAATTCTTGTTCCCGGTGATCAATTCTGTAAATGCTTTAAACGCATTCGCAAGAGTGACCAGCTTTCCAAGAAGGGTATTGACCGCCTGTATGATCGGTGTGAACAGATTGATAAGTCCCTGGCCGATCGAAGCTTTCAGGGAATCGATCTGCAGGCTTAATACCCTGACCTGGTTTGCCCAGGATCCGGATGTCCGGGCAAAGTCACCAGACGCTGCAGATAATTGCTGCTGAACGAACGCATACCGCAGAGAAACCTTTTCGGCCTCTGTCATCTGCGATGTGGTCTTGCCGTACCCGTTCGCAAGAGCATAGCTGTCCAGCGCTGTCTGAGTCATGACAACGCCGAGATCTTTGAGTGATTCCGTCTCACCCGTAAATACGGATTTCAGTTTTGTATAGGCTTCGTCCTGGCTCAGGTTGTAAAAAGATGCTACATCTGCAGTCAGAGACGTCAGGGCTGTGCCCATGTCGTATGCTTGCTTTTCATTAAAGCCAAAGGCTTTTGCCATCGCCCCAAACGTACCTGTGTACTGTTTGGCCATGGTATCACTGAGGCCTGAGGCTTTTAATGCAGACTGAGCGAACTTGTCAACCTGGGCTGACATATTCGGGAAAGTTACATCAACAACGTTCTGTACTTCCGCCAAGTCAGATCCAAGATCCAGACAGGATTTTCCGAAGTCTGCGATCTTTTTTACGGCGAATGCTCCTGCCAGAGCGGCGCCTGCCTTTTTTGCAAGGTTCTGTATTCCAGACATCTGCGTCCGGAACGAACCTTCGTTAATAACCAGATCAAGGCCAATCTGGCCAATGCTTGTTGCCATATGTACCACCTGCCTTTTTGGAGGCATCGGCACAATGGCACTACTTGCCTAAAATAACCTCAAATATTTTCTTACAGTGCCTTGCCTGGCACTTAATAAACACGCCCCGGCATTTTGCATCCGGGGCATACTGTATTTTCTGCTCATGTCCGCAGTATGGACATTTTATTTTCTTTTTCTCAATTTCTACTCACCCCTATCGTGGACCCAAGCCTTCCAAGCTCAGGAATCCCATCTTGATAGCATCCAGTTGTGCTTCAACCTGCGCCCTGTCTGCTGTAGCTGCGATCTGTTTAGCACGCCGGTATCTCCATTCATTCCGAATCCGGTGCTGTTCCGGAGTAAAGTTCTCCAGGACGTTCTTATCATTCTCTGTCCGGATAGCTACAATCCGTCCCAGAGCTGTATCTGGTCCCAGACCGGAAAGCAGGCTGGCAAACTCAGCCCACTTCATTCCTGCCGGCAACTCATATGATAACCGTAGCCCGTACTGTGACTGAAAGCTACTGACGATCAGATCAAAATCGTCAATCAAGTCATAGCACGGGTCACTGCTCTCCCTCGTCTTCTCCTGTCACAAGCTCGATAGCTGTGTTTACGATCAGCATTAAGGATTTCGCAGACAGTTTCTTTCCATCCTTCTTGTATCTGCAGATTGCTGTCAGATCTTTTTCACTGAAAAGCAGGCCTAAAGCCTCTTTGATCGTGTTCAGATCTTCGCCTTTACTGAGTGTTCCCATCAGCTTCAGCATTGTTTCCGCATCGGATCTTACTCTTACTTTCAGATTCCCGACCACAAGTGTCGGGTCTACATCAAACTCCAGTTTATCTGTAATATTTACTACTTTTGCCATATTTTTCTCCTTTTCTCCACGCAAAAAAGACATGGTTTATACTGCTGGTGTGATTGTTGGTTTACCGTTACCGTTGATTTCAACTTCCAGGGCACCTACATTTGTAGAATCACCACCTCCGATGTTCTTCACGTCAAAGATTGCATTTGCCCAGGAAATCGTGGTTCCGTCCGGATGTTTCCATTCAAAATAACCTTCTGCATCATGGCCGATCTTAAATACCTTTCCGGCAACAAAATCATTACCAGTATCACCAATGTTTCTTTTTCCGGAAAGAGTGATCTTGATGCCTTTTGCTGTCATTAATCCTCTCTGCCATCCTTCTGTATCCATAGGTGTCCATGTCTCAACACCATTTGAAAACTCAGGAGTAAATGTTTCCATATCCGCAATCACGGTTGCAGTTTCTTTTGTTGCTCCGACTTTGAACTCATTGTCCAGGACTGGAAATACGTTTGTTTTTCCTGCAAACTTCTGCAGATTCATTTTCATAATCATTCGCCTTCTTTCTTTTTCTCAAAAATAACAGCCATCTCTATTACCATTTCATAGATGCCTGAATCATCTGTCCCAACATCTTGAGGTTCATAGAGTGGCTGAATAAATTTAATGGTTTCATTATTGATTGTTGCATCTCTAGCCCGTCTGAGCTTGTCAAACAGCTCTACAGATACCTTTTCCGCGTCTCTTGGAGATTTGTTCCAATGTACCAGTAAAGTTACGTATTTCTGCCCGTATCCTTCCTGATCAGGGCCTCCAAGTGCTACATGTCGAGGATACTGGTGTTTGCTGTTGTATACTCCGATAGATTTCTCTTCCTTATCCGGAAGTTTTCCCATATATACATGTTCGGACAGGTTCAGAGAAGCAATATAATCTCTCACATCTGCTAATGTCATATCCCTGTTAACCTCCTGTAGATCCGTTTAAATGCATTTGTGCAATAGTCCGCTTCTTTTCCTCCCGGAAGCCAGTCTTCGTACCATTTACCCTTTGCATTTGGGTTTTCATCTGTATGGAAGTGATATTCTGGATGGAAATAGAGGCGACGGGCGTAAGGTGTTGTGGAAACGATAGAGACTTTTCCTTGCTTGCTTTCCGAAGTGTCTACAAAAGTGCTTTCATTCTGCAAATTTCCAGTATCTCTTGGAAATACCTGTGCCTGCACAACCTCTGTATGCAACGCCTCTGCCGTCTCTTCCAAGGCTGTTACCTGCGCTTCTGTCAGCTCACGGATCTTCGGAAGGTTCAGATTGATAGTCGAATTTACTTTGATCATGCCAACAATACCTCCGTATAGTTTACAGACCCATCTGGATTCCGTGCTTTAGTTCCCTGTTCGATTCTTCTTTTTACTCCAAATATCACGGCCTCCCCACCGGATATAACGGGAAGTTCCGGGCAGATATCTCCCGGAAACAGGGCGGTACCGGTAATCTGAATCAGTTTCTTCTCGGCAGTTAATACTGTTCGTGCTTTGTCCTGGTAGTTGCATTTTCCTGAATATTTTACAGATTCTAATGGCTCCCCATAGTCATTTAATCCTTCGCGATCAAATGACAGGTTTATATCTGTCTTGCAAAGCCGTTTCGGCACTAAACATGGATATTTCATATAATCACCTCGCTAACAGACAGCAGAGCCCTGTCTGGCAGAGCAACGCGTACACGTCACGTTTCATAGCAATACCTTTGTCCGTAAATACATTCCAGCTGCTTCCAAACTGAGCAGATACTCCATTGATGCTGTAAGAGGATAGGACCGTGTTGATCTCATCCTCATTTTCCACTTCAAAGTCTGCCTGTTGACACGTTACTTCCCGAATAATCTCCTGTTGAAATTCGGTAAGGTTAAAAAATCCCTGACCTATAATTCGGTTATAAGTCAGGGAATCAATGTGTCTCGATGCCTGTCTGAGAGCTTTTCCAAGGCGTTCCTCGGGAACGATACTTCCATCATATGTATTTGTATAATAATCCAGTGTCGCATATGAAATCATATGTGTACCTCCGATCAGGCAACCTCTGTAGTATCTACATCTACATAGACGCTGTCAATCTTTCCATCGCGACCATTCGAGAACACGAACACATCAGAAAGAGATCTGTTCTGGTACAGATAACCATCTCCTTTTGTGTGTCCACCTGGTTCGAAATAGTAGATGCTGCTGATTTTCGGAACAATTTTGCAAGTCTGACCACACGCTACCAGGACATTAATTTTATGTGCACCAGTAACGCTGCTAGCCTTTTTAAGCGGTTCAAACCCGCCGTCTGTCGGCTCCCAGTCGAATGCATCATAGAAACGTTCATCATCGATAACTTCCACGACTGGTACGCCATCAATGTCCGTTACTCTGGTCTCAATTCCCATACCGCCCTCTGCAATCTGGGTCATTTCGATTTTGCGGGTAAACTCTGTAGACTGTTCCAAGGCATCCATGATCGCACTGGTCACATACATGAGCAGAGTTCCATTAGCTTTGTATCTTCTAAGTTTTCCTTTTGCAAGGATGTCTTTCAGCATACCAAACACTTTTGCTTTTGTATAGCTGGCTGCTGCCGTAGATCCGTGATAACCATCCGTCTTCTGGGCTATCTGTGCAACTTTGGAGAAGAATAAGGCATCTGTCTCCGGAACCACCTGTGTCTGTTCAAAAGTACGTGAAATATTCTGGATGGAAGCAGTTGCATTTGTTTCATCTACATCTGCTTTATCTACCAGGAATTCCACGTCTCTATCATGCGTCAGTGTGTACGGTATATCTTTCTGTGTATAGCTTCCTGTATTCCATCCACCGGTACGCTTATGGTTCTTATATCCAGATGTACTCATCTGGGTGAAATGGAATGTTTTTGCATCCAGCCATCTTACATTGCTGGTCACGAACGGTGATGTCAGGGTTCCCTGTATCAGGATTTCGAGGAGTTCAGGGCTCCACTGTTCTGCATAATTTAATGCCATGTCTTATACCTTCTTTCTTAAATATTAAATCTGTTCCATCGTTTAGTTGGAACTGCTGTCTGGCTTGCTGTTGTCTGCTGCGGGTGCTGTGTTGGATTGCCGCCGGTTCCAATCTGTGTGAATCCGGCTTTTCCATCTGCCTGAGGTTTCAATGCCGGAACAGCTTCCAGTACAGCATTCAGTGCTGTTTTTATTGTTTCTTCATTAATTTTTCCATCCTGTCCTACAACCTTGGTAAGATCTGCCAGTTTCAGGACGTATGGAATTGTTTTTGCGTCAATGCCCAAAGAAACAGCTGCCATGGTTGCTGCAGCTTCCACCTGCGCCTGCTGTGCTGCTGCCTGTGCCGCAGTCAGCTGGTTCTGGGTCTCTGTGATCTGGTTCTGCAGTCCTGCCACATCAGGAGTGTTTGCTGCCTGCTGCTGTTTGAATGACGCAATCGCCTGGTCCATCTGTTCTTTCGAAAGGCCCTGCTGTTTAAAATAGCCTTTCAGGACAGATTCTTCTGTTACCGTCTGTTTTCCTGCAATCAGACTGGCCAGTTTGTCATAATCAAACTGAGGTATCTGCTGTGACCCTGCTGGCGGTGTTCCACCCTCAGATCCTGTGCCGCCCGCTGCGCCACTATCACCAGTACCGCTCTCCGCAAAAGTCTGCAGATTCATTGGTAATTTACATCTACATCTCTTAAACATCTCTATGTGCTCCTTTACAGTTTTTTATGTGCTGTCTGCACTGATACAGTTTTACGTGTGTCTCACATAAACAGTTCTTAACCCGGTGTCTCCGTGTAGTTTTAAGCCTTCGGGCATAAAAATAAGGCGTTTCACCCTACGCCTCAGCGGGAGATTCTGGATCACCGCCTTTCTGATCTGTGATCTCTTTCGCTACTCTGAAAGATACCAGGTATTTGCCTCTTTCTTCTGAAACTTCGTACTCATCCCCGACTTTTCGAAGTTCCAAGTCATTTTCCTTGTCATAGAAGTCATGTGTAACTCTAATCTTCATCCTGCTCACCTCCTCTCCAGTTGCGCCGGCGCAATTATTCCGCAAAGATCCAGTCTTCTGCAAGCATGTCTGCCTGGGATGCAAACCATGGCACTAAACTATCATCTGCAGTTTTTATTATGATAAATTCCTGCAGATCATTGATCTCTTTTCCGGTGTATTCGTTATATATCTGGCAGCCTAATTTGGGCGATTTAAATAAATACATTCCTTTTCCATTCCAGCCTTTTCTTGTGACCTTAAGCCCACGTTTCAGGTACTTAATTGCTTCTCCAAATGAAAATGTTGCTTCACCGCCAAGTACCGGGCAATTCTGACTGTCCGCAACAACCCATTCATCAGAAAGTATATTTTGAATTGTATACTCCACTTTCTGTGTTTCTCTTATATCCATACAACCATTGTCTTTTGTTTGCATAAGGATTGTCTGAGTTTTTTCACCCCACCACCAATATCCTCCCCATGATGGAAGCTTCACTCTAATTCCTTCCTTCATCATTTTGAACGCTTCTGAAAATTTCATTTTTGTCCTCCTTTTTCTTAAAAATGGGTACAAAAATACCACCGGCCATTTCTGTTCTGACTGGTGGTATTAAATACGTCCTTCTTTTTTTAATTTCTTAATTTCCTCTTCTGTAAGCTTTCTCGGTTTACCCGGCATTGATACTCTATCCTGAAAGTCTTTATAGACTTTCTTTTCTTTTGCTTTCATCTTCATACGATCACCTGCAATTCTATTTCTGACTGTATTTATAATTTCTTTTCTATTTCATCCGCTAAAATAGTTATCACTTTTTCATCAAAACCTTTTTTATCAACTTCAAATATACAGGCGCTACCATCTCCAAGAAGTTCTACGGCTCTTCCGGTTCGTCCATCTTTGAGTTTGTATTTTTCGTACAATTCAATCAACATTTTCGCCTCCTAATCGACATGGATAGTTGTAAGTCTCATTTCTCCGTTGCTCCGGTCATCAATCCAAGCAGTTAATACTTTCGCAGTTTTTCCATTCGGACCGGTAACGTCCATAATCACTTCATAAGTCATTCCATAGCCACGGTCACCTTTTTCTACTGCCTTGTACAATGGAAGGTTGCTACGAATCTGTTCAATCAGATGGTCTGCATTTTCAGCTGTATATCCCAATGCCAGTTCAAAGGCTTTTGCCTTATTAGGGTCTTTCGCTGGATTTAAAGCATATTCTGTAAATTTTGCTTTGGGAATTACACTGTTTTCATATTTTGGTAACTTCATTATATCAGACACAGTAGATTTTGCAATGTTTTTCACACCGACTCGCCGCTTTGCCTCTTCTATTACTTTCCTGATCTGTTCAGGAACCATCTCACCTTTTTCCATTGCCAGAAAGCCCTCGGCAAATGTTTCATACGGACTTGTATCTGCATAACGGCTGATTAAAGATGCTGTAACCTTTCCCTTTGCTGAATATTGTTTATTTACTTCATATCTCCAGTCACCCCCACCGAAATATCCGCCTAATTCTTTCATGCCGAAAACTTCCTTTTTCTGTACATAATTTGCGCTGGCATGTCGGTGAATGAAATGGCCGTATTCATGGGTAAAGCAGTCATTCAGGTTCTCTCTTACTGCCATTCTTGTTTCATTCAACTGAACCTGTGCATTTACTTTCTGCAATCTTGCTTTTTCTCTTTCATATCCTTTTATCGATTTATCTGTCAAAATTGCATCCGCCTCTTTGATTCGCTGTTTTGCCTCGGATTTAATATCGTAATGCTTATCATATTCTGTTAAAGACAGTTCTGATTTTTTAACCTTTTTCAGATATTGTTCTGAATCATTAAAATTATTTGAAAGGTAAATGGTATCATCCAGCCAATTGTAAGTTGTAGTGGAATCTTCTACCTTAATTGGGCTATAGACAACGTCTGGCATCTTTCCATACTTCTGGTGCAGATTCCGGATGGTAGCTTCCAGACTGTCAACCGTTTCAGGGGTCATCTTCTTTGAGAGCTTTACTTTTCCAAGTATCTTATCCTTGATAAGTCTCTTTTCTACATCATTTTTATATGTTTCCTGTCTGCTCCAGATTTCAGATTCGAGAGCAGAAATCCTGCTTTCCAGATCTTTCTTCTTTCCAGGAATCCGTTTTAGGCTCTCGGTTTCTTCCTGGGGTTCCAGTCAGATCAAAATATACTTTTTGTGTGAGTTCCTTTTCTTCAGCTTTTGCTTTTTCAAGCTGGCTCTGTAAAGTATCCTGCTGCCGTCTCATTTCCACAATTTCCTGTTTCAGGGCTTCTTTATCAATCTGTTGTTTAGATGATTCCAAGTGTTCTGAATCAGGACCTGATTCCTGTTTTCTATGTAGCCGACGATATTCTTCCCGTCTGGTAGCATATTTCTTCTGATTCTCCGGATCCAGGGAAAGTGTTGACAGCCTGCTGTATTTTTTCTCCTGTCTTGCTGCATATTGCTGCCGTTCCTGCTGAAGGTTTTTCTCCGCAAGATCATTTAGTTCTTCTCTGGTGTATTTCCCATCAGGTGGGGTACTGATTCCTTCAAAGTATGTAGTGTGGCTATCTCGGCATCTTGGATGGTATAACCCCGCTGCTATGGCTTTGCTCATCAGAGGGTATTTCACTCCCGTTACCGGTGATATCCCGTCTTTCGGGCCTCCACTCCAAACATCATCAATAAGAACCTTTCCTACAAAGGGAAGGCATAAAGGGCAGGGGTTTCCACGTTTGTTCATGATCACTGTGTAGATCTTCCATTCCTTCCGTTTCTCTCCTTCTCCCTGCAGGTAAGCTCTTTTCGTTGATGTCCGGATTGCCATGTCTGCGTAATCTGCAAGGGTATGTCTGGCACCATTGGCATATTCTACACAGTTCAGGCCCGCTTTAAGAAAATCCTTAGTCGCCATATCTACGGCTTTTTCATAAGTGCCTGCTCCTGTATTTGCATATACCTGGGCATTATAAATAATCTTACGATATTGGTCGTTTGCCATACGAAGGACTGCCGTTTCCGCTTTCTTCATATCGTCTGTAGTCGCTTTAATCAGAGCTTCGAGTTTCCGGTCATTCAGTTTAAAGAACTCTGCGGTACCGCCTTTACGTATCTTCTTTGCCGGAAATCCGTTTTTTATGGCATTCAGAATTGTAATCTCCTGCTGCATATTGCCCTCAGATCTTGCCATACGGATCAGCTCTGCAATCTTGGCGTTGATGTCTTTAAACTGTTTCCCGTACTTCTTTTTATTCTCATGCTTATACTTTTCCAGAGATTTTAACATCTCCGTCTGCCACATGGACCATTGCTTGTCCTCATCGATCTCTTCCTGCTTGTGAGATTCCATATTTCGAATCATGGAAGCCATGAGCTCATTCTCTATCGCTTCGAAGGCGGCTCCGATGTCATATTCATCATTTATCTTCGCCATGTTTCTTACCTGCTGTTATAGTGAACCTTGAATCCCTGCTGTTTAAACTCTCTCACCGTAGCTTTCAGCTTTGTTGTGCTGGCGCAATGATCATTCCTGAGCTCTGCATAATCATTTTTCTCGATTGCGTATACCCCTATCGGAAGAACCTGCTGCCTGGCTACTTCCAGGAGCTCCCGGTACCTCTTTTTGCTCATCTGGTACATTCTGGGACCCACTCTTACTTTCATCCTGATCTCCTCCTGTCATATCTACATGAAAATCACCAGCATCCATGTTAACTGCCGGTTCTTCCATATCCTGTATGCCCTGTTCTGCTTTCAAACGGGCTATTTCTTCTTCCTTGCAATGTTCGTCCAGGCTGTCACCATAAAGTTCCTCTACGCAGCGCTCAATGCTCATAATTCCGCCCTGTTTTGCCTTGGCCACGGTTTCGACCTGACTCTCAAAACTCGGGTTTGCATATTCTCCAAAAGGGATATTGACTTCCACTTCTTCTTTCGTTCCGCCATGTAATAGAATGTTATTGGCATTGATACACATTGCAACAACTTCTGGAATTGTTTCCTGCATCGCTTCCACAATGGCATTTCTGGTATAAAGTGTTGTCTTTTCTTTCTCTCTCTGAGCTTCTGCATTATCCAGCTTCTTTGTATCAATTCCCAAGGTAGACGGGCTAATCACTCCCTGCAGGCACAGATCCAGTGCAGTCACATAGGACGCCAGATAGCTTTCGTGAGGGATTGCTGGCTGATCTGTAAAGATCTGATTCTTCTGCCCTTCTCTCATATCTCCTTCCGCAGCATAATATCTGTTATCAAAAGGATTTGGTTTGACAAGCATCCCCGTTTCCGGATCATGAGGAACCAGGCATTCCGGAATGTAAGTCTTTGCCCTTCCAGATCTCAGTGCGTCCATCCACTGGCTCCATGTTTCATCAAGAGAATCAAAGTTGTCCAGCTTTCCGTCAAAGATGCTACCGCCTCTGCCTTCGTATTTTGCTGACTCATTTACCATAAATGGCACTGCAAAGATCACAGAGTCATCAAATGTTATGTCTGTAAGATTCTCCGTAGCCTTGATGGTTTTGATGTCTACCAGTTTATTGTCCAGATACAGTTCATTGATGATATAACCAAAACCATATCGTTCATTAAGAACATATGTCCTGCCTTTTTCTCTGTACGGAGTCTTAAACACAATCTCTCTGATCCGGTCTCGCTGATAAACAAATTCTACTCTATCCCCCGGATACCATTCCAAAATCGGATAATCACTGATTGTTGTATCAATGGCTACTTTAAAAGCTCCATCACCTATGTACAGTGTTTCTTTCAGTGCGCTTTCCATTTTCTTTCGGAAATTATTATCTTTTTCTATCTCGTTCCAGATCTGCTCCTGTGCCGGTGCTTTAAATTCAAACTCGTCCATGTCTGGCAGGACTGCAGAAGCAAGCGTCCGTACAATCAATCCTGGCAAGCCTGTATGAATCTTTCTCATATCCATTCCAGGAGTGCATGTGCTGGCCCAGAACTTATGTCGGTCTGCGTTTTCTTTGCTCTGCTGGTACAACTGCTCCAGTTCATTGCTGTCTCCTCTGTACCAGATCCGGTTGCGGATCGAATGTCCCTCGAAGTCCAGCATTTCATTAATCTGGAAATTATGCGAATTTGCCGGGACCACATTCAACCAGCTTCGGACTGTCTTTTTTATATTTTCATTCAGTTTTTCCATCCATTTCACCTTTTCTGTTCCTCCGTTTCAAAGCCAATCATATTGCGATACGGAATCCAGCCATACTGTTGAGAGTTGATTGTGTGGTCGTTCCTATCTTCCGGAATATCTTTTTCTTCGTCCCAGGAGTATTTTTCCATCTCTGCTATATGGTTCGTGCAAGTATCTAAGACCAGATAACAGCCCTGTTGGATCCAGCCTAATTGCAGCTTGATTCTGTCCAGGATTTCTACTTTCTTGTAGGATTCTATGAAATTATAGAGGCATCCGTGGAGCCGCTTATATTTCCGGAGCTCTGTGATTGTTGCCGCATCTGCGCAGTCAACAAACGTATCTTTCGCAAAACCCCAGTCTTTTCGACACTTTTCAAGGAAATCTATGAATTTCACAGCGGTATCCGATGGAGCAAGCGGCTGATCCAGATCTTTATTGCTATACACTTTTTCGGCTAGTGTGATCAACTTCCTGTCTTCTGTGATCCCCTGGAATATCATTGCGATTGTATCCGGGGATTTTGAGGAATAAGACGTATCCAGACCGCAGGTGAACTTTTTGAACTTCAGCTTTCCTGCTGCCATCTGGGCTCTCACCCACTTCTCTGATACAACATGCTGTTTTCTGTTGAAATTCGGGAATACCAGACCGGTCGCCTTTCCTCGCAGACCCTGAATCTTGTTTTTCCAGATCTTTGTGCCTTTCGGCGTGTTCTGGATGATCTGTTGTTTCTTTTCTTCTGGAAGTCCTGCATTATCATCAAAAGAAAAGAACCAATGCACCCAGCCGGGTTTTGGTTCTTCTTTTAGCTCATCTTTTATTTCCTGTGGAGTGTCCTGTTCCCATTCCATGAGAGGTCTGCTGCAGTTGATATATTCTTTGTATACGTCCAGGCTTGGATCATCTGGGTTGAGTGTTGCCATGAGATAGTCGCAACGCATGGAGGCTTCACGTACAAAGTCGATGTCTGCTGTGTTGATCTCGTCAATGTATAAGCATCCGTACTGACCGCCAAGAGCTTTTTTCCATTTTTTCTTGTTTCCATAGCCCAAGACATATATTGTTTTGTCTCCGGATGAAGTGTGGAAAAGAATGTGTGGGATTTTATCATCCTTGGTCCCAGATCCATTGTACTCTACCAGGCTTCCGAAATCGTCCAGGATTCCCAAATCTTTATTGATAATATTTTTCTCTGCTGTTCCAGTATCGTCCGCAGCCAGGATGTGGAGTTTCTTAGGGCTCTGAGCTACCTTCAGCATGAACTTGAAAAGTCCAACTGTAGTTTTTCCTGCGGCTGTAGTGCCTTCCAAGAACTCTACGGGAGCCTGGCATTTTAGAAAAGCTTTGTATTTCGGGGACAGCACGAGATCCATATTGCTCATTATCCGCCTCCGCTGATCTGTTCAAGTAGGCTGTCAAGTTTAGATTTTTCTTCCTCCATTCCGGCAATTTGAAGTTTGTCATTCCACATCGCCAGATGACGTCCAAGCATATCCAGAGCTTTCAGCTTATCAGCTAGTTTGATTTCTCTTTCCACACCCATCTCTCCAAAGGATTTTACTTTCACAGACTGTATCGCTGCCAGGTCATCTCTGGAAGCGTCTTCTTTTAACGTTGCGTCTTTTGCGTTGATTACATCATCTGCGTTTACAAATGCAATTCTAGCCAATTCCAGAAGGACGCGATCTGCATTGATTCCAGTCCTTTTAGATCTTTCTGCAATCGCTTCTGAGATTGCTTCTGAAACTTGGGTTTTCTGGAGTAATTCGTGTCCTATCTCAGAAGCTCTCTGACCGTTTTTCGCCTTATATCCGGCTCTTATGGCGGCCTGAGTGGCATTCAGGTCAATCAGGTACTCTTCCACAAATCTCTTCTGTTTTTTCGTCACTCAGGCTCACCTTCTTTCAAAATTATAATAAAATACAGTCCTGCCAGCACCATAGTGACAACCGATTGCTGCCACGCCGAAAGGAGGTGCGCAAACACTTACATACAGTGAATCCTCTGCCTAAAGTATGTATGTGCTGGTGCTGTGCACGCTGTACGAAAATTGGCAATAAAAAACACTCAGATACTCTGAGTGCTCTAATGGACATCCTGGGACTTGAACCCAGGAACGACCGGTTATGAGCCGGTTTGCTCTATCCTACTGAGCTAAATGTCCTTATTTTCACAATAAAAAGCCACCTGTGGGCTAGGTGACTTTTTAAAAGGAGTTTTACAATTTGATTATGCAATCCATACGCGCCAATATACCGATTGCATGGAGGTTTCCGGTTACTTTTCATTTCACCATTTTTATTTACGTCTGCAACATTTTATTCCTACCCTCGAAGTACACAGACATTGTTTCGGCGCTTCTGCTTTTTATCCGTGCGTAAGAAGAACTCTGTATGATCTTTCACTGAGTTCAGTTTATAGCTTACTATATTTAAAGCGAACGTGACCGAACATTTTGTTATTTTTTTAAATTATTTTCCAGATACCTGTCATGGCGCATCCTGCAACTATCTTCTGTATACTTGATTCTTCGCTTTGGAAAACGATCATTCATATTCAGGGCAACTGCTGCCCAGGTCATATCATCCAGATACCTAAATCGAAATATCATTCTTAGATCACTTTTAGGAACTTTTCCAATAAACTCATCTACCTCATTAATTGCGTTCTGGAGATCGTCCTCCAGAATATGTAATTTTGCCACTCTTTTCTTTATCATATTTTTTACCTGGTTATGTTCAGGAATCGGATAGCCGGTGATTTTAATTGGGCCGAAGGTACCATCGCTTCTGGTTCCTTTTACCGTATCGGATACTACGCCCTCTTTTCTTATTTTCTCAAGTCTGCGTTCATCCCGATCTATTCTGTCTTGTAAGTCCCTGATTTCTTCTTTTAATTCTAGGTATTGTTCCAGGATGTTCTTGTCCATCGGTATCGCTCCCCTTTCACAAATTCTTCAAATCTGCATCACGCATTACTCACATTTTCTGGGTATATTATTACCTGTACAGAGCAAAGAGTAATTGCAAATAAAACTTTTTCTTTTTCATACTTTTAGCCGGGAGTGTTAATGCTCCCGGCCTCCTTCTTTTTATGCATCTTTTTGGCATATGTGCCAGTAATGACAAAATAAACAACAGTATCTGCATTTCTTGCCTCTGGCTTCGAATAGCCAATGTCTTAATCGTTTTCTCACCTGCTCCATTCCCTTCCGGATTCTAAATCTTTTATTCTGGTTATCTTTAAGCCCATACGATATGCCATTGCTCTGAGGATGCAGTAATCTTTATATGTATGCTGTGGCATTCGGTCTGCTGCTCGGATTGCCTTTCCGGCTGTTGGATCCGGATAGCCTTCGTTGTTCTCGTAACTCATTTGGCGTTCCTCCTTTATGGATTTACTATGTAGATGGCAGCTACAATCATATGAGCGCAACCGACGATTGTATTTATTGTATCATTCTTCGACGAATAATATCCTGCCCGTAGCACCGCATATGTAAAATACAAAAACTTTAATATTCTCATTTTCTTCTCCCCGATTTTAAAATCATATTTCGGTATAAATCCCATTCGTGCCATATTGGATCCCGCTTCGTAATTGTTGTATCAATCTGGTTTATTCTGTACTTACCATGAATGGCGTAATTGCTATGATATGCATTTGATATTGCATACGCAGGGCAGTCTAATAGTTTTGAAGCTTCTTTAATCAGGACTGCCGATGCAATGATCTGACCTGTCTCTACGTTTTTTACTTCATATAGGTTCATTTCTTCTCCTCATAAAATCTGCAGTCTTTGCAACGCATCCTGGTTGTTACAATCTTGCCTTTGATAATGTGCATATATGGACAGGTTTTATAAGTGAACACTGCCGTGTTTCCAACTCGTCCTGTGCTGTGTTTGCATGTCTCTGCTCTTTGCTTTGAATTCATCTATATCCTCCTTGTATTCCGTATATGGAGTATGTAATATTCTTCCCCTGGCTTCGCTCCCCATTCTGGCTTTCCTTTTCCTACAGAAAGTGTACATTCTGCTTCCAGTGTCGGTGAATTCTTTGAATATCCGTTGCGAAATGTAATCATCTGGACTGGAGTATACGGAATCTCTGGAATTGTAGACGGAACCAGTTTTCCATTCACTACAATCATTCCGAACAGATTCATAAAGCGTGTCTCATAATACGGTTTTATTTCTCTGTATTCTTCCTTCTTTTCTCCAGAAAGTATCATGTCAAACCATTTACGTTTAATTGGTAAAATCATGTCTCATCCTCCAGATAATTCTTACCGAACATAAGTGCAAATTCCAGCCTGCTGCCACACTTCTTTTCAAAAGTTCGCTGGCCGATCCGCTGCAGGGTGGTTCGGACTTCTTTGTTTCTATGTACAGCTATCTCTGAGGTCCTGTGGCATTCTGGACAAAGGTATACGGTTAAGCCGTATTGTTCAGAGTATTTTCGGTTTGCGCTGCCATAGATGTGGTGGCGCTCTGTATAGCCTCGTTTCTGGCAGATGAAGCACTGTCCTTTTATGTCTCTGTCTATGATACTTTTATGGTGTCTCTTTCGTTTTTTTCTGGAGATTTCTTTCGGAAATAATAATCCTTCCTGATTCATAATATCCAGCACCCCCTTATTGATGGAAGATCGTATTCTGTAGCCTTGAAGAAGACTGTGGGAAAGCGGCTTCTGATATCCTCATGAAGCTCTTTTATGGTATCTTTTAAAATTACTGTATCTGTTGCTCTGTCCATATCAAAGATCCTGGCAACGCATTTATCCGGATAATCGTCCGGATGTTCATATGCTGCTATGATTGGAAATTTGAGATCTGTTAAATCTATCTGGTGTATCGATGTGACGATCTTATCCATGTGTTCCTCCTTGTAATATTTCGGTTAAAGTCTTCCATAGCTCTGGCAGCTTCCTGTCTCTTTAATTCTTTCAGACCACCCCAGGGCTTGTGGAGGAAATTATGGAACCGGCGACTGGTGTAATGCATCCATCCTGGTGGATTCTGACCGGTTGTTTTCTTGAATAACTTCTTTTTCTGCCTTTTATTCATTTCCATTCTCCTTGTATGACTCTGGAAGTGACCTCCAAGCAATAATACTGTCCTCTGCATAGTAGTCTGCTGTTTGCAAGTTATACCACCCATGTCCAATGGGATGCCCGAGCACTGTTTTCTGACAAGAACCGTATCCTACCAAATAAACCTTTGCATCATGTTTAAATGTCACCAGATATCTCCCATCCTCTTCCGGCATTTTCCTGCTTGTTAAAATCCATCTGTTCTCTTCTTTCAGGCTTTTTACTTCATCTGGATTCAATCCAGCTTCCTCATAATCCAAAAGTTTACGCAAAGCTCCATAGAGTTTTTCCTGCACCTCTTTTGTTATTGTCTGTCCAGCATACAGCTGCCACCAATTAACTCCTCTTAATGCCCAGTTTTCCTGATTATCTTTTTCTGTTAATCTATTCATATTTCTCCTTTCTCCTGCTCCCGTTGACAGGCTTGGGAGCAGGCATATCTATGTGGATTTTAGAGTACCCTTGTTTCTTCCAGTGATCTTCCGTTATGGTCTACTTTTGCTTTTAGCCATTCATACCAGAAAGTAGAGTTCAGAAGTGTGTTGTAAGTCTTATTCGAGAAAGATTTCATTTCTCTTGCCATATATTCTGCTGTTCCATAAGCTGTCAGAGTATCTATGTACTCCTTTCTGGTCATGAATTCTGCTGGTGGATCTGGTTCGGATTGCGCTGGCGCAATTTCTGGTTCTTTGGATAACGTTTTGTTATCTTCAACAATATGTTCTTCTGTCACTGGTTCAGCTTTTGGTGCTTCTACAGGTTTTGGCATATATTCCGGATGGTTTTCAATACTATCCTGACCCGGAATCTGAGGTTCTGTTTCTGTAAGTGCTGTTTCTTGACTTTTTTCTACATTTTCTGACTCCGTTTTTTGTTCTTCTAACAGCATGTTAGAACTAGTATTTTCTCTTTCTTCCGTCTCTTTCTGCTCAACTGCTGTTTTTTGACTTTTATCCACAGAGTTTTCCACTTTTTCCACCAGCTCCGGATGTTGCGCCGGCGCAATTTCCGGTTCAGGTCGAACACTGTGTTCGGATGCTGGCTTTGATGTCGGTTTCAGAGTTGGTTTGGGTGTTTCTTCTGGTGTTGGATCCAGAGTTTCCTCTGGGATTCCAAAGTAATTCTCATATGTTTTGGCTCCTGCTGCCGCTTCGGCAAATATCTCCTGCACGTATGTAAAGAACTGTTCCCAGGAAATGTTCTTCATCTCTCCGTTGAAGATCTTTACCGTGATATCTTCCTGATGGAACATTAAGAATACGGTTCCTTTTCGATAGCTCATGCTATCGCCGGGATTGATGATCTGAGCCATTTCCTTGATATTTCCGGTCTGATAGGCTTCACTGGCATAAAGAGTATTGAGGACACCGTGTTTTTCCCGGAAGAATTCCTGGATTGTGGCACGAAGTTTGTCTTCGGTGCTCTGGGCTGATTTCCAGTCTAAGAGATTCATAGGGTTATTCTCGTTTTCCTTGTTGAAATCCTTTAACTCTCGGATATCTTCTCTCTTATCAGATGGTTTAAAAATCTGTTGGTCTTCTTCCGGAAGCTGGAGCATTTCTACCAGATTATTAAATTTAAAGTCTTTGTACTGTTCCTGAAGTTCCGGAGTGTCTCCCGGGACTGAATATTTCTCGTAAACCTTTATGAAACGGCTAACCCCGGATGGGTTCATGCCATATTCTGCTTTAGCAAATTCTGCAATTGTGTTATAGCCATCGTGTTTAAAGGCCTGAGACTTATCAATTCTGGTCAACTGCCAGCCGATCCGCACAAAGCTCTTTACTATTCCGCCCAGTTCCTGTTTGATTTCATTCTTACTCTGGATGTAATCATCCATACTTAACTGCATATATTCCATAGTGTCCTCCTTATGCTGTTGTAGCTAATATTTCCTGTTTTTCTTTCAATGTCTTTATGTACTTTTCCAGCCACTTCTCAATATTTTTCTCATCCGGTTTGGTGTCCCTGATGCCATACCACTGCTGGATCCTGGTATTGCTGATCTCTACAGTTATGTAAGGAATCTCTGGCTGTTTTTTTAACCGGAGGAACAGGATCGTGCTTACACCGGTATTATGCTTATGTAAATAATTATCTCCGCCTACGCAGTGATGCAGGAACTGTCCTTCTGCTACGATTTCTTCTGCTGAACGTGCAGGACGGATCAGGTATTCTTCATCCTCAAAGAAATATTTATTTCTGAGTTTCCGGTAGCTCCTGCGGATATCAGGGAATTTCGCCCTTACCTCCTGATTTCTTTCTTCAAATTTCTCCTGGTTGGTTTCTAAAACCATCAGGTCGTGGGCTGCCTGTAGGTCGCGTGGGAACAGATAGATCTGATTATTCAGGTCATATCCCCTCTGGATCCTCATATGCAGGTAATCTATGTATAAACTACTGGTAACTCTTAACATTCCTGCTACACAGCTGCATAATTGTTCATCCTCTTTTGGAATCTCAACACCTGCATAAGTTTCCATTTTGTGTACAAATCTCGTGATCGTAGTGTATTTCAATACCTCTTCAATGTCTGATGGCTGTATGGAGTTCTCTGCAAGAAATGCTGTTTCTTCCCGGGTCAGATGCAGGGAATATTCTCTTTCTATCCTCCATGCATCTAAATAGGCTGTTTTCCCATTTACTGCTGCCAGATCACGCAACCTGTTTTTCCAGATTCCAAGAAAATCTTCCGGGTGCGTAGCATGTTTATCTCTAATGACTCCATAGCAGCCTCCTACGATTGCTTTCACTACTCCATACAACCGCATCTTTGCAAACATCTCTATCTGCGGCCATTGCATATATCTTTCAAAATATTCTGCCAGGTTATATTCCCCTGCAAATCTGCCGTATTCCCTTGCACCCGAGTACTGAAGGAACGTTCCTTTCAGCCATTCATAGCTTTTTTCATATACTTCTGCCTCAGAGATCCGGATAACGTTCATCCCGCACAGATTGCAGTCATCCCAGAAGTTTCCTGTATATGAAGAATATTTATGATAATCCGTCTGCGTTCGTTTTCCCTGTTCAAAATATGTTCTGGCGATCTCTGTTGTGTTGTAGCTCTCTTTTGCTTCCAGCATGATCTTGTATTTTTCTTCTATCCGTGTGTCCAATCTGTAGATTTTTTCGATCTCTATGTATCGGACCACCACCCCAGTCTCTTTATAGGGCTGGGCTACAAAACAGTATTTTCCCTGGCCGTATGTGCCTTTTGTCTTTCCCATGGCTTTATACGTTCCATGAACCCGGCAGCATGGACAAGTTCCGGAAGAATTGTTTCTGGGCGGATCGATCACAGTCTCAAACTGGCTCTCAAAGCTCTCTCCCCTTCTGGTGGCTACAGTTGTCACATGGCCGCAGGCAGAGCAGGCGATATCTGCATATCTGTCATGACGCTTGTAATATAAAAAGTGTTCATTGGAAAACAGGTTCCTCTCTGCCCATTCCTGCAGATCTGTGGGAAGTGGCGGTGTATTCTGAATCCGTTCCTCTAATCGCAGCTTGCGGTTTGTAATCCGCTTTTGTGTTCTCTCACTTTTGATATCGTCGATCAGCCCCTCCAGAACATCCATCCAGCTGTGAAATTTCTTGTCCAGCCACCTGCGGGAGTTAAAGCTCCATATCCGTTCTGTCTCTTTTTCTGTTATGTAAGCTTTGTTTGTTTTAGGATCACGAGTATAGTGTATCTTACGTTCATCTTCCTCCAGTCCTGCTGCTGACCAGGTACCTGATTCCGGATAATAGAGTCCCCAGTCCTTTCGGGTAAAGACCATCCGGATCCAGGGTGTCTGAAGGTCTTCTTTCCTGTACACTTCTACAAACAGATGGGGTTCTTCTTTGATCTCCTGGATAAAGGCAGATATGGTATTGAGATACTTCTTCCCTGCTTTTTGGCCACCTGCAAAAGGTATCTTCTCAATCTCTTTCTTTTTCATTTCCGGCTACCTCCCAGATAATAATCTCTGATCAGTTCCTTGGCTTTCGCCATACCAGGAATACCGAAAGTTACTCTGCTGGCATTAATCTTTGCCGTCTTTATGATTGCCTTGTCCACTTCGATCTGGTTCTTAAAAGAATATGTCAGTAAAACTGCGATACATCCCTGCAGACTCTTACCTTTCTTACGGACCTGATGGGCGATCATCTCATTTTCCATGCAGAGTCCTTTGATGTATTCCACCCAGTCCAGCATCAGTTCCTTGGGTTTCAGCTCTTTGCATTCCATGTCAATCTTGCCGATCGCTGCAGATGTGGAATCGCAGAGCGCGGGAATGGTTTCTTCCAGATACATCTCCACATAATCATCCGGAATGCCGTTTTCCTTTGCCAGTTCTTTCAGGCTGTCCAGATCTCCTTCCTGTAGGAGATTGGCTGCCAGCTCATTAATTTCCGTGTATGAACTCATTTCTCCAAATTTATTGAACATCGTGTTCTCCTTTCCGTGAATTGCTTATGGTTCTATCTTGAAGCGCACTGCATGACCACTAAGCAGCCTGTCCACCTGCTGCCAGAGATCTGCATTGCGTAGTTCCTTATTTCCCGGTCTGGTCCATCCGTTTTCTTTCCACGCAGAAAGACTCTGATATCCATTCTGCAGGTACCGGCTGTCTGTATGGATAGTAAGCAGGGATGGTCTATGTATTCTCTGTAGGGCAGCTACCAGGCACTGCAGGGCAAGACGGTATGCTGTTGTTTCTGGCATCTCTGCTCCTCCTCCGATCGGATTCCCTGGACCTTTCGGGTAATCTTCACTGAAGATCGTGTATTGATATCTGCCGTTCTTCACTCTCCCAATTTTGTTCTGGAGAATCAGGGAAATATCTACTCTCGCCATTTTCTGATCCATCTTTAAATCCTCCTGTCTGTCTTTCCTCTGTATGCCCTGTCCTTATCAGCAAAGGAGCTCAATTTAATCATCGTATAGTGCCGATATTTGTAACCAGTTTTGGGATTTATTCCTTCATGGAACTTTGCGATATAGTAACCTTTCTTTGGTTTCGGCTCTTTGGGCCATCTGACAAGTTTCTGGACTTCTGGTTTTGGAAGCGGCATATTGCGGGACGTATTGTAACTTGCTTCTGAAATCTTTGGTTTTGCAAGAGTTCCATCCTTCTTTTCTTCCCGGGTATTCTCATCTTTTGTTACGTAATTGCTGAGCTTTGTGAAGTCTTCATCATAAAACTTGCTTTTCTTTATCTCGATATGATGTGTTTCCCCTTTATCCCAGGCTCTTCCCAGGATACTGGCTGTATCTCCAATCTCATTTACGATGATGTGGATATGCCAGGCTCCCCTTGTTCCCTTCTCTATATTTCTGATCCAGAACAATTCATACCCTCTTTTCTTATATTCCTTTCTTACTTTACGCATTGCTTTTTGGAAATCATCCAGGGCTTCTTTCATAGTCCGAGGACGTTCTTCTACTTTGTAGCTCCATGTAGCCCAGATATCTTTTGTAGAAAAGTACTGGAGTAATCTTTGCCTGGTCCTCTTCGCCTTATTGATTGCATTGAGTTTCTGCATATCCTCTTTTGTAGGTTTCTTCTTTTCGGTACGCTTTGCTCCGGGAGCACCATACTGTCCATCATGGAATTCTTCTACATCTATTACATCCCCATGTCTAAGTTTGTATTTTTTTCTCTTTGTAGCCATACTCTGGTCCTATCTTTAATATCTTTATCAAGCTCCAACAGGACCTCTCAGTCCCGAAAAAAACGTTAAAAATATAGCAGGTTTTCTCCTGCTTAAATCTTGACTTTCTGACACCTGGATGTTATAGTTTTGATAGGTTAATATCCAAGTGGCAGAAAGTCACCCTGACTCATGTATTCGCATTACATGAGTCTTTTTTTATTCTATGTGTTCGATTGGTCCGTAGAGGCCTTCCATCTCTTTTGCTTTCTGGATCGCCTCTTTCATAGTCCCTACATAGCTTGCAAGGGTTTTGTTCCTAAATCGAACAATGCGAATGGTTCTCTGTTGATCTGGAGGGATCTTGACGGATTCCCGGGTTCTTTTGGAAATCCGTTCTACTTCCCTCATTCTTTCTTCTTCAGTCATTACGCTTCTCCACCTTTAATCAGTGCTTTTAGATAATCTTTTATCTCTTGAATATCTTCTTCCATGTATTTGTTATCAGCAGCAATAAATACATGCCCTGCAACGTGAACACATATATCTTTAGTATCGGTGCTGTAATCGAACGATAAGCAAGCATTTGTTTTCTCTTCAACTTCCAATACCAATTCTAAAATTTCTCTTATTTTCTCTTTAAACATTGTCTTTTCTCCATTCACCCCTTATAATGAAAGCCTGCTAATAAAAAGTCAAGTGTTTTTTGAAGAAAATTTCAGAAATCCGATTTGATATTTTTAGGTACAACTTTTAAGCCACCCGAAAAGCTGGCTTTGAAAGAGGTGATATAAAAATAGGTACTATGATTCCTGCTCTAAGTTACGTAGGCATTCTTTGACCTTGCCATAGTAAATTCGCAGGAACTTATTCGCTCCGGCCGTCATGTAAACATAGTAGGGTTTTCCCTGAGACCGTTTTTTATCAAGAAAACGGTACACCGGATCGTCTTCCGGAGCATTCTGAAGTAGGGTCGTCATGATCTGAAACAGTGTTTTACGCAGCCTTGCAGATCCAACTTTGGAAGACCTGTTACTCTTGGACTTATGCTGACCAGACTCATCCACACCAGGGTCAACACCGGCAAAGGCAGTAAGTGCTTCCCTGTGTGTAAATCTGGATACGTCGCCAATCTCGGCTATAAGCTGTGGACCATAGGTTTTTCCGACGCCATAGATTCCCATTACGGTATTGTATTCGGGAAGTGTGGAAGCTAGCTCATTCATTTCTATACGTAGCCGTTCCACATGCTCAGAAGCAAGATTTAATTGTTGGATGATTTGCTGGATTAACAGCTTGTAGGTCTTCTCTTTTGGAAAGACAGCAATTAAATCCTTTGATGCATTGAACAGCTTTTCGGGTTTATCTGTCTGAAAGATATAGTGGTGTTTCTTGCAGAAAGCCCTGTAGCGGTCTGTAAAGGTTTTTAATCCGATTTTACGGACACAATCCACATGCCAGAAAGAATAAGCGTAATCAACCCATTTTTCACTTCCGTCTTCACGGGTAGGGCTGTCAAAGAGTTTATTAACACCGGGATACGTATTATCCAGTAGGGCAATCAGGTTTGCCTTTGCGGCGACCTTCTGCTTCATGAAGAAGCTGAATTGAGAATTTAAAGTTTTTAACTGAGTGCGTGTATTATCCATACCTGAATACTGACGTAGTTCAGCCCAGTTGTCAAGAGTATAGCGGGCAATCTTTTTGGCGTCTGCCGGATCGGATTTGACTTTACGAAGAGAATTGTTGCCAAAGTTTTTTATCAGATGTGGGTTTACAACAGAAACAAACAATCCGGCTTGAAAAAGGGCTTTGAGAACAGGCTCATGGTATCTGCCGGTACCTTCCATTACAATCCTTGTATCGCCATCGAGCGTATCAAGATAGTTTGTAAGCTCATTCAGGCTATGGGATGTGTGGAAAACATCAAAGGGTTTGCGGATCACAGTGCCGCCAGGCTGCAGGACTGCTACGGTGCTCTTTCCCTTTGAAACATCAATACCTACTGCATTGTACATTCTTATGTACCTCCAAAAGTATATTTGCATGGATTCCAGCTTTTCTCATTGCCGATTCCATCTCCTGGGGTATCAAACGAACGTACTATAGTAGTTCAACCTGCATAAATCGAACGGCTGCAATGACAGGCTGGCTGACAGGC